TTCCGGCAAGCAGGCCTTCTTCACCAGCGGTGTACCTGATCGTGCTGTCCAGGGTGAAGGTGTTCTCATAGAACCGCAGGTAATCTCCGGAAACTTCCCGCACGATGGCGGTCTTGTTGTTCTCCGCATGAGTAACGCATCCTGCGATGGTGACGGCATCCCCGGCGTTGAAGGTCCATGCAGCGCCGCTCTTGTAGATGGTGTTGGCGTCGGCAGGAACTCCAGCATACTCCCCGTTCTGGAAGGACGCCCCAGTCACGTCCTTCCCCACGCCCAGGCTCCCGAAAGTGCCGGAATTGATATCGTAGTATTTCTTGTCCGGGAAGATGAGTATCATATTCCCCATGGCGGCGAACTGCTTCGGGCTTTTCTCCACGGTCCCCTTCAGGACGCCGTTATAGTAGAAGCCGGTCCCGCTCACCCAATACAGCTCGTCCCTTGCGCCGATGCCCTGCGGCTCGGAGATCGTCTGCACCAGCGCACGCTGCTTCCTCGGCGTCAGCAGGGGATATTCCCGGCTGCTCATGTTCTCCATCCAGACGATCTCTCCGTCCTGGGCGCTGAGATTGTTGTTCAAGCCGCCGAACTGCGTCCGCACCGTGGGCCGCATGATCGACTTGTTGTTCATGTAAGGAAGGCTCATTTCCCGTCGTCCTCCATCCTGTCCAGGATCACCGCCAGCTCCGCCCTCGTCACCGGCTTGTCCGGCCCGAAGCTGCCGTCCGGGTAGCCCCGCAGCAGACCCCGCTCCACGCACCGTCGGATCGCTTTCTCCGCCCAATGCCCTGTTATGTCGTCGGTATTCTCCGGCTCTTCCGGCTTGTACTGGGGACGGCATATGGCAACGATTTGGGAGGGATAGCGGGTTTTCAGCGCGACGCATCCGCCGTTGTCCTGGCTGCCCTCTTCTCCCGGCGTGGTGTTCCCTTCGACGGTCTTGATGCGCTTACTGCGGTCATAAGTTCCATCACGGAATACAACGTCTTCCACCGCCACCACCAGCCCACAATGCTCCGGGTCTTTGCCGCCGTGGAAATTCAGCAGGACAATATCCCCCACTTGTACCTCGCTCACAGGCACGGTCATACCTTGCTCCCTATACCACCTCAACAGCATCCCACAGGAAGCCGTCAGACCTCCCCCGAAAAAAGCCATCCTCTCTCCAGCTTTATTAAAAACCCATGCGAGGAACGCCACGCACCAGGGCTGTCCTTGCCACTCAGGTCCGAAAAGGTCCCAGTATTTCACTCGGTTGCTGCCGGGAGGATTCTCGGTGACGCCCAGCTCCAGGCGGGCGATCTCGATCACTTTACTCAGCGACATTGGCTCTCTCCCAATATTCGTGGCAAATGACCGTACCTCTGCCATCAATGACCTCGCACAGGCAGGAGGAAGCGTTCTGATTCGCCATAGCGGACGCAAGTGTCTGGTGGTACTGCATCTTGGCGGCTTCCAAAGAATCCTTGTCCCAGATCGCTTTTGCAGGAGTACCACTTACGGTGGTGATTTCGATAACGTAAAACATCCTATTTCCTCCTTATAGTTCCGCACTTAGCAATAGCTTTGCGGAGGTTGAATTGTTTGCTGAAAGGATATAAGTCCTCCCACCGACCACGCCGCTTGCGTTTGCCGTGATCTGCACGCTTCCGTTCCCCAGCCTTGTATACTGCTGCTCAAAAGATGTGACGCTTACGATTTGGGCATTCCCTCCACTATCCCAACTGACTACCCTTATCGCCCCGGTCATTGATACGGTGGGGACAGCCCTCATTGTGACAGGGGTAGAGATCACAAAATTGGCTTGAGTGCCGCTCGTCCCTATGCCAAGTCCAGCGATGGAATATGCGCTTAGAGGTGACAGCACATCGAACAAATATCTTCTGCATTTCTGCTGTTCTTCTAAAAAGCTTGGGGCGTTTGGTACCATCCAAGTGCCGCTTTCCTGCGTTGCCAGAGTACTTTCTGTCCCCATTTCAAGTTTCATTGCCGCAATGCCGACAGTATATACCGAAGTCTGGCTTGAGGCAGGAGAAACCGCACCAATAGCTATGACAAAAGAATCTGCGCCTGACGGAACAGTAAATGCTACGGAGTGAAGTCCCGTTGAGGATATTGCTTTGCTTGCCACTACGGTGTCCGTGGAACTAACACGTTTCATAATTACCAAGGTGGGTTCTGTGCCACTATAAGTGATACTTGTTATAAGCACAGACAGAGTACATTTTCCTCCCACCGGGAGCCGCAAGGATTCTATGGTCTGGTTCCAATGCCCTGCAACTGTTCCTGTTTTTGTGAGTTTTATCCCATCACTTTCAACAGCTACAGTTATTGTTGCCCCACTCAGCTTATTCACTTTCCAACGGTCAATCGTAATATCACCATTTGCGGCATCATTATAGCTTGAGGACCTTCTCTGATTTATCGGGAGGCGCCAGCCGCCAAGTTGGCTCCCCCCTCCAACAAAATAAGCATTGTCCAGCAAATTCTTCCCCAGCCCATACACAGGCACTCGGCTGGTGTCGCTCGGATGGACATGATTTCCTCTCGCCCAATTCCCACTACTGCCCGGACTTGCTGTGCCGTCCATAGCTGGATTGCTGGTATAGGCGGAAGGGACGGTGGGGATCATCCCCGGCGTGGCGTAATCCGTCCCAGCTACCAGGGGCGTCTGGTAATCCGTCCCAGCCGTCAACGGGGTCTGATAGTCGGTCCCAGCTACCAACGGAGTCTGGTAATCCGTCCCAGCTACCAACGGAGTCTGGTAATCCGTCCCAGCCGTCAGAGGTGTCTGGTAGTCCGTGCCTGCTACAGCAGCGCTCACGCCGCCAAGCCCGTCGCCCTTGAGGATTCCGTTTGCGGTGATGGCGTCCTGCTTTGCTGTGTCGCTGGGGTGTTCGTGGTCTTCTCTGGCGTACAGCAGGCTCGATCCCACGGCCCCCGTGCCGTCCATGACCGGCGTTGCCGTCGCGGGGCTGGGTCCGCCGCCTCCGCCTCCTCGAGCTACTTCATCAATCGCGGCCTGCACATCTGTTGCCGAAAGGCCACTTCCTGTGTTGTCGTAGGGGATATCCTCCGCGTCCGGGAGATTGTGAACGTGGTCCTCCCTGGAGTAATCGCCGGAGCTGCCAGCCGCCGCCGTTCCAAGGTCCTGCGGCGCTGCATCCGACGGGTCCGGCACCGCGGGAATCTGGGCTGGCGTAGCGTAATCGGTTCCCGCGACAAGCGGTGTCTGGTAATCTGTCCCCGCCGTCGCCGCAGATACGCCGCCCAGCCCATCCCCTTTGAGCATCCCGGAAGCGGTGATCGTCGGCTGCGCCCCCACGTCGGAAGCGGAGGGCGTCCATGTGTCGGGCCTCGCGCCCACTTCCGCCGCCGTGACGTTATGCGGATTCCCGCTAGTGACCTGGCTGTGATCGTAGGCCGTCTTTCCCCTGTCCCCGCGATAAGCAGTGGAGGAGGTTTCCCCCAGCGCCAGGGAAGGGTTTGTAGGCGCGTAGACCGTCCCGCCCCAGCGGTAAAACAGGTCGGTGTCAAGGGCTATATAGATTTTGTCCGATTCTCCCGGTATTGGAAAATCAGTAACAGAAGGGTATTCCTTTACATCATCCACATAAGACGGGAGCTGACTGCTGGGAACATGGCCGTTGGCGTCCAGCTCCGCCACGCCGCCTGCCGTCCCCTTCGACGTTGTGGGAATGGCCCCCACGTCCGCCGCAGAGGGCGTAGGCGGGGGATTCTGTGCGGAATACTGCCGCTCATTGGCGACGTTACCCAAGCCCACCTGCGCCTTGGTGACGCTATGGGGATTCGACGTATTCCCGGTATGCGCCGTCAGATCCGCTTCGGAAGCCCTGCTTGTATCGGTGGGGTGCTGATGGTCGCCCCTGGCCCATGTTGAGCTGCCGCCTGCGCTTCCTGCTCCGTCCATCGGGGGCGCGATGACGCTGGCCTTGGGGATCATCTCGCTGATGCGTTCAAAGGTGCTGTCGTTGATGTTGTCCGCCTCCAGGTGAGTGAGGAGGTAGGCCAGCTCCTCGCACATTTGCAGGAGATAATCCCGCAGCTGCGCCACCTGCTGCTCCGGCTCGCCCCTGGGCTCCGGAGGCGGCTTGATGATCACTCTCAGCTTCGGCATTATTCGTCCATCGCCTCTTCAAAGAATTCCGGATAGGTGATCTCCGCGGGCCGGACCTGCACGGATCCCCAGTGGTTGTATTCCTCCTCCGGCACCAGCATCCGCCCCGTAAAGAACAGCTTCGGCAGGAACCGGCTGAGGAAATCGAAGAAGCTCATGGCCTGCGCGCCCTTTTCTTCGCCTTCCTTCGCCGCGTAAATTTCCTCGTAGCCCAGCACGATGAACAGATCCGCGCCGCCCTCCGGCGCAATGACCAGGGGCAGGAAGTAATGCTTCCCCGTCTCCAGCGTCTTCGGCTGCATCAGTGTCCCGTACTGGGTGTACGCCGCCATTTTCAGGCTGGCCCCCACGTATTCCGGGCTTCGGAACAGGAAATTCCCGCCCGCCAGAGCCCAGCGTTCCGGAATGTGCAGCACGGCGAAGATCCGGTTGTCGCCGATACTCTGGTTTTCCGATTTCACGTCCGGCCAGACGGGCTCCAGCAGGTTGATCCCGGCCTCCACCCGCCGGTTTCTCGCCCGGTCGGCGCTGTTGTAGTCATGCCCGAACCAGATGTTCAGGTCCTCCCAGGCGTCGTTGAACATGGCCATGCTGTTGGCGTACCGCTCGTATTCCCCGTTGGCGTAGTGGATCATGGCCTGGAGATACCGGCGGTATACCTTGTTGTGCGGCGCGGGTATGGACAGCTCCTGCCGGTACAGATCCAGCATGTTGTCCACGTGGAATCCGATGGGCTGCATGAGGAAAAGTTCCGTGTAGACCTTCCCTTCGCATTCCCGGATCCATCGGATCTTGTCTTCGATTTCGTAGGCGTTCGGCTCTACCCGGTCGATATCCCGGATGCAATCGTAATATGTCATATTTCCCCTCATTTGGCGCGAGGGAGGGCAAGGCGCCCTCCCTCATCCCTTCTTTTCCAGGTCGTCGATTCGGTGATTGGCGACCTTTACCCGCTCTTCCAGCAGGCCCGTCTTTTCTTCCAGCGCGTATGTGCGCTCGATCACCTGGTTGTGCTTGTCCACTTTCTTTTCCAGCTGTTCCAGCCGGTAGGCGATCAGGGCAGTGCTTTTCTTGTTTGCGAAATAGGCCCCGCCCAGGGTGCCGATCATGGCCAGAATACCGATAATGATATCAGCGATCCAGTTCATGTCCGCCGCCTCCCCTCAATCGCTCCAGCAGGATGTTCCATACGGCGGAGATCGCGGCGGCCAGAGCGGCGGCGACGACGGGGGCGAGATATGCCCACACAGCCGCCCAGCTTTCCGGCCAGCCGTGCTGAAGGACCGCGACGACCTCCGGCACCAGGACGCCGAAGAATGCCTGCACGAAGGTCTTGATGGCTCTGATGAGCCAGTCCGGCATTGTCTTTTTCATAATTGCCTCCCCTAACAGGGGAGGGGGACCGCGAAGTGGTGGAGAGGTCTCTCCGCCCGCAGGCGGCTCCCCGTCCCCCGTGTCCCGTCAGGTCGCCGTCGCGATGATCCCCGCGTCCCGCAGGCTGTCCAGCAGCGCCTTGAACTCCGCAGCCGTCGGCGCGGTGCTGGCCGCGTCGGCCACGGCCACGCCCTGCTTGACGACGCCCGCAGCCGTCGCGCTGGCGGCAGGCAGGTCCACGGAAGCAGCCTTCAGCTCGCCGGTGATCTCCACGTTCGTGAATCTCGTATAATCCATAGCGCCCTCCGATCAGGCCGACATGCTGCTGGCCCCGTCCACACCGGCGACGGCGATGCCGCGCCAGTCGTTGAAACCGGCAGTGAAGCGGGCGTAGCCGCGCCACACGTTGGCGTCGGTGTTCTCGTCCAGGGTGCTGCGCACGTCCAGGGCCACGCGGTCAAGCCAGACAAGGGTGC